GACCCTACAACGCCATCGCTTTCTCTGGTCCTATTGCTGTGTTCGTCAGCGTGTTCCTGATGTACCCTCTGGGTCAGAGTAGCTGGTTCTTTGCTCCTAGCTTTGGTGTGGCAGCGATCTTCAGGTTCCTGCTGTTTCTTCAGGGTTTCCACAACTGGACCCTCAACCCCTTCCATATGATGGGAGTTGCTGGTATACTAGGAGGTGCTTTACTCTGTGCTATTCATGGTGCTACAGTCGAAAACACCCTCTTTGAAGACGGCGACCAAGCAAACACCTTCAAGGCGTTTGAGCCTACCCAAGAAGAGGAAACTTATTCAATGGTTACAGCGAATAGGTTCTGGTCTCAAATTTTTGGTATCGCTTTTAGTAATAAGCGTTGGCTCCATTTCTTTATGTTGTTTGTACCTGTTATGGGTCTTTGGACATCTAGTATTGGAATCATTGGGCTGGCTCTTAACCTTAGAGCATACGATTTCGTATCACAGGAAATCCGTGCAGCGGAAGATCCAGAATTTGAGACGTTCTACACGAAAAATATCCTTCTGAATGAAGGTCTTCGTGCTTGGATGGCTCCCGCCGATCAACCTCACGAGAACTTTGTGTTCCCTGAAGAGGTTCTTCCTAGAGGCAACGCCCTGTAAGGCTTGACAAATCTTTCCAAACCACCTACAATACGTGGGTGGTTTTTTTTATTGGCTATGGCTAAGTACAATGTTTGGATTAGTTGTGGAGAAAGTTCGTGGCATCGAACTTACTTCAATGAACTTGGTGCTGTACAATTGACCCAAGATCAAGTAGATAAGTATTTTACATTTGATGAAGATGATGTAATTCAATTTGATGCTGATCAACTTTGTGAAGCAACTGATCGTGATTGGGATGATCTTGAGCGTGATCTTCCTACATGGGATACTATTACTGATGGTTGTATTGGTTGGGGTCCAGACACCGATGATCAAAACATTGGCATTTGCTTAGCAGATGATGAAGAAAATCAAATTTGGATGTCGCCAATTAATCAGCTTACATGGTATTCCAAAGAAGAAATTGAGGATGGAGTTCCTCAGGAAGATGAAGTCGATACTGCTGTTGGTAGAATCTTCTATGAAATGAACGAATCGGAGGGAGTATGGATTTTGTATAATTCTTACGAACGAGGTAGTTACATTGGTGAATTTGAACTTCCTGATGGCGTAGAGTTTGATCCCAAAAAACTTGTTGTTAATGTTACCGAAGTTGCTGACTCGTGGACTATTGTTACTGGTATCGAGTATGATGGCGAAGACATTTATTGTGATGGTGATACTATCGGCAAAGGTATTGATTGGTACGTTTATTACAAAGGTCAACTGGAGAGTTTTAAATAATGGACATTCAAATTTACAAAACAACTGGCTGTGGCTACTGTGTAAAAATTATTGAACTGATGAATCGTGCTGGGGTAGAATATACCGATTACGTTGTTGGTAGGGATTTAACACTAGAAGAGTTTAAACAACAGTATCCTTTAGCTAAAGGATTTCCTTTTGTTATTATTGACAATCAAGTTATTGGAGGTCTTATCGAAACAGTAAAGTATTTCGTAGAGAAAAAATTAGTTTCATCTAGAAAAAAATAATGAATGATACTAAAACTCCAATAAATAAAGGTGTGGAGCTAATGCTCAGGAGGGATAAAAGGGAGCCAGAAACAACTGGGTTCAAATTATTCAAACAATTTTCCCTCCGAAAAAAACAATTCTTTTTTAGATTTGAATTTACCTGGAGGGACTTAAACTAACTAAGTCACTCGGAGAATTAAAAATGGAATCGCCTACAATACTCTTTTTCATGGGCTGTTTTGTAGTTTTATTTTTTGTAGTTGGGATTATAGCTGGTTGGTTTATTAACGATATTGTTTATAATTTCTACAATAAAAATAATTCTCCTCAACTTCATCCTGAAATGTACGATGATGACGGAATTGTTATTAATGAAGAGCTACTCTCAGTAAGATTTGTTGACGAAGAAGAGGAAGAAGAAGAGGATGATTATTATTGATATGAATCAAGTTATGATTAGTAACTTGATGGCACAGCTTAAAAAAGATGAATTGAATGAAAATTTAGTTCGTCATATGGTTCTTAAAAGTTTACTTGCTTATGAGAAACAATACAAACAAGAATATGGGGAAGTAGTTTTAGCTTATGATAGCAAACACTATTGGAGAAAAGATTTCTTCCCCTACTACAAATATAATAGAAAGAAAGATCGTAAAAGTTCTGGTCTAGATTGGCATTCAATCTTTGATGTTTTAAATAAAATTCGTGATGAGATCAAAGAATACTTTCCATATAAAGTAATGGAAGTATATGGAGCAGAAGCTGATGATGTAATCTCCGTATTGTGCCGACACAAGAAACCGAAAGAAAAAATTCTAATTCTTTCTGGAGATAAAGATTTTATTCAGCTTCACAAGTATCCTGGGGTGTATCAATACAACCCTATTATGAAGAGTTATATTTCATCTGACAATCCATATGCTTTTATTAAAGAGCATATTATTAAAGGAGATAAATCAGATGGGATTCCTAACTTTTTGTCAGACGACGATACTTTTGTAGCAGAAAAAAGACAAAAACCAATCAGCCAAAAGAAATTAAACGTTTGGGTTGATCAAGATCCATCTGTGTTCTGTAAAACAAAATCAGAAATTGATAACTATTATAGAAACAGAACTCTCATCGACTTAGATTATGTTCCAGAAGATCTAGAACAAAAAATTCTGGATGAATTTGTCAACCTAAATATTAACGACAAACAAATTCCTTTAGAATACTTCCGAAAAAATCAATTAAATGATCTGATGGAAGTATTTTATTTTCGTAGTTCCTCGCCATTTAAGAAATGAGACTGTTAATTTCCGAAGTGCTCCAAAAAGTGAGCAATGCCAAAACCAAAGCGGAGAAAATTAAAATTCTTCACGAACACAATTCTCCTGCTCTTCGCTCTCTACTCATCGCTAACTTCGATGAGAGCGTAGTTTCTATGCTTCCCGAAGGTGATGTACCATTCACGCCTAACGATGCTCCCAAGGGCACAGAGCACACTGTCCTGGAGCATGAGTACCGTAAACTGTATCTATTTTTTAAGGGTGGAAATTCTTCCATCAATCAGACCACCAGAGAGAATCTTTTCATTCAACTGCTTGAAGGTCTACAGGAAGAAGAAGCTAATCTTCTTGTTCTTGTAAAAGATAAAGCACTCAATAAAAAGTATAAAATTACTCGTGCTTGTGTAGAAGAAGCATTCCCCAATATTCAATGGGGAGGTCGTAGCTGATGAGAATTCTCCATCAAAAATGTGATCCAAAATTATCAGATGATAGATCACTGCCATACACGGCATATCTAGTTGAATATATCGATGATGGAGAACTTTGTTATGATTTAGTAATTCCCCACAGTAAAATAGAAATTTTTGATTACTACTGGGATAAATATCGTGAAGGTTTAAAAAGTTTTAAACAATCAGAAGGTAGAGTAAACCCAAAACTCTGGGGTGTTACACAAAAAGAAGAAAAGAGGAAAAAGTAATGGCAGGAAGCTGGAAAAATACTTATTGTATACAATTTTGGGCACCTAATAATCTCAAAGATACTAAGGTGCTTAAAAGAATTAATAAAAATGGTATTCCAGTATCCACAAAAAAATATTCTGAAGTTTTCTTTTATACAAACTTACAAGAAGCTATGCCAGATGCTAGACTCTTAATGGAAAATGGATATGATATTAAAATTAGAAAATGCTGTGAAGGCAATAACGATACTCTTTGGCTAATATAAATGGGGAAACATTATTTACTTAATCTTTACGGATGCTCGTTGTCTTTACTCGACAACGAGTTTTTTCTCTGTGACTTACTTGAGAATGCCGCCGAAGCATGTGGCGCTCATGTCCTACAAACTATGTCACACCAATTTACTCCTCAAGGAGTGACAGCAATTTGTTTGCTTTCAGAAAGCCATATTAGTATTCATACTTGGCCAGAGAAAAGAGAAGCTGCTGTGGATGTATTCACTTGTGGTGAATCAGAACCTAAAATTGCTTGTGATATTATCATCGAACAATTGAAAGCAAAAGACTACCGACTTGAATACGTAGTAAGATAGTATCAAATTATACAAAATATGTGGTATAATTAGTATTACGTTCATCGCCTATGGCGACGGAAGTAAGCCGACTCGGAACGGATCGTTCATTCGCTATTTCCAAATAGCGAACGCAAAAGCCGACTGAAGGAACGCTCTTTAACCTAACACTTAAGGAGAAAACCTAATGTCACAAGCAACCTATCGTGGTTGTCAGTACAATACTGATACACCCAAAGAAGAATATCGTAAGTGGTATTCACAAACACATGCTCCAGCTCACCCACAAAACACATATCGTGGTGTAGCTTATCGTCCTTGTAACAATCAGGAGGTAGCAAAATGAACTGGCTAAATGTAATCCGAAGACAAATTCAAAAACAAAATAAGCTGAAACAAGCACAGCTTGTAATGGCAATGAAATGACTGACGGGGGCTTGACAGCCCCTTTTTTATGTGTTATGATACGAACAAATCTGCTTTGATTTTATGACATCATTAAAGCGGGCTACCAGGATGCTTTCAAAAGCACTGGAAGACCCAAGATATACACCCGACCAATATGTTGAAATTCTCAAGCGTCGTCACGAAATTAAAAAACTCAGGAAAAATCTTAAAGACTATGAACGAGCAACCCGTGGATTTGGATACACCATTGATCCAGCGATCTTTGAAGAACCAGTCAGTGAGTCTAGTGACAGTGACTCCGAAAGCGGAGGAGACGATGGCGTATGTAGCGAGGGTGAGCAACCCGAACAACCAGGACAATCCGAAGATCTCGGGGCTGCTTAAGTATTGTATTCAGCATGGTCATTGGAGTGTATTTGAACAAGCACACATGACTCTTGAAATCAATACAACTCGTGGACTGGCGGCTCAGATTCTGCGCCACGCTTCGTTCCGATTTCAAGAATTTAGTCAGCGTTATGCTGACACCAATCTCCTAACTGGAGAGATTCCTATTCCTGAACTTCGTCGTCAAGATACTAAGAACCGTCAGAATTCTATTGACGATCTTGACCCTGAACTTGTAATTGCTTTCCAACGTCGTATTAAGATGTTGTTTGCTGAGGCACAGGAACTTTACGATGATATGATTGAAGCCCAGGTGGCAAAGGAATCAGCAAGGTTTGTATTGCCTTTGGCAGTCCCGACCCGTATCTACATGACTGGCTCTATCCGTTCATGGATACACTATATAGAATTACGCTCGGCAAACGGTACTCAAAAAGAGCACATGGAAATTGCTGAGATGTGTAAAGAAATTTTCATTACACAATTCCCAACTGTTGCTGAAGCTATGGAGTGGAACTGATGCCTACTTATCCTGTAATTCATAAAGAAACTGGAGAAAAACAAGAACTCTACATGTCTATGGTAGAGTACGATCAGTGGAGAAAAGACAATCCCGATTGGGATAAAGATTGGTCCGCTGGTGTTGCTGGCGTTGGGGAAGTCGGAGACTGGAAGGACAAAATGAGCAAGACTCATCCAGGTTGGGCTGACATTATGAAGAACAAGGTGTCAAAAGCCCCTGGTTCTCGTGTACAATGGTAAATTAATCACTTAAAAACTATGCCAAGAGCAAGAAAAAGAAATACTCCAGACCTTAATGGTATGAGTGCTAAGCAAATGAGAAGAAAGAAGCCAATCAATTCTGATTATCTTCTTGATATTGAACCTCTCACAGAAAATCAAACTAAAATGTTTGAACAATACGGGACAGGTCAAAACATCTTTGCCTATGGTGCCGCTGGAACTGGCAAAACATTCGTTGCCCTTTACCTTGCTCTTCGTGATGTTCTAGATGAAAGATCACCTTACGAAAAGATTTACATCGTTCGCTCCCTGGTAGCTACCAGGGAGATTGGTTTCCTTCCTGGCACACACGAAGACAAGTCATCGCTTTACCAAATTCCATATAAGAATATGGTAAAATATATGTTTGAGATGCCAGACGATCCTTCGTTCGATATGCTTTATGATAATCTTAAAGCACAAGAAACGATCAGTTTTTGGAGTACGTCTTTCCTTCGTGGTTCTACCCTTGACAATTCAATCGTAATCGTCGATGAATGTCAGAACCTAAACTTCCACGAACTTGATTCTATTATGACTCGTATCGGTCAAGATAGTAAGATCATGTTCTGTGGTGATGCTAGTCAGTCAGACCTACAGCGTACTAATGAACGAACTGGTATCATTGACTTCCAACGTATTCTTCAGAATATGGAAGAGTTTTCACTTATCGAATTCGGTATTGAAGACATCGTTCGTTCTGGTCTTGTGAAGTCTTATCTTATTGCTAAAATTAATTTGGGAATGTAAATGAAAGTTTTTAATCATGTTGGTCTGATTGAACCAATTGAAATGAATACGGTGAATGTTGACGGCAGGAGATACTATGTAACTCCCACTGGCAACAAACATAAATCAGTTACCACCGTGATTAGTAACAATCCAAAAAAGAAAAAAGTTCTTTCTGAATGGAGACAGCGGGTTGGGCAAGAAAAAGCCCAGCGTATTTCTACCCGATCCGCTACCCGAGGGACTAAGTATCACAAGCTAGTTGAAAATTATTTTAATAATGAACATGATCCTCTAGTACATAAAGACACTCCACTTGTGTGGATGATGTTTAATAGCTCTCGTAAAATTCTAGATAATATAAATAACATATACCTTCAAGAGGCGGCACTGTACTCTGACTATTTAAAAATCGCTGGACGAGTTGATTGTATAGCAGAATACAATGGTAAACTATCGATCATTGACTTCAAAACATCTGCTGAAGAAAAGAAAGAAGCATATCTCTATGACTATTATGTTCAAGAAATGGCGTATGCTTGTATGCTTCAGGAACTCTACAACATTAAAGTAGAGCAATTAGTTACTATCGTTGCTTGTGAATCTGGTGACACCCAGGTTAGCATTGTGCCTCCGAAAAAAGAATATCTTATTAAATTACAAGAATACATTCGGGAGTACGAGGACACTTATGAAAGAAATAATAGAGGATAAGTTTATGACAACAGCGAAATTCTCACAAGAAGTGGAAAAAATTGTACATGAAAATTCAATGAATTACATTGATGCTATTGTTCATTATTGTGAATTAAATGAAATTGAAATTGAATCAGTATCTAAACTGATTAGTAAACCATTAAAAGAAAAACTTAAATACGACGCTCAAAAATTAAACTTCATCAAAAAAACTTCCAGAGCAAAATTAATGCTTGTCTGATATGTCTAACTTTTTTAAAGCTGAAATGGTTCGTGGAGACCTACAGGAAATGGCAGAACTACAAAAGTTCTGCTTTCAATCTATGGTTGCTTTTCCTGTTCTATCTCCCGAAAAGAAAATGGAATACTTTAATGTTCTAGAAACATTAATTGAAAAACAAAAAATATTCTATACTAGGTTGACATTAAGTGATGATGAAGAAGCTCAAGAGATGGTAGAAAGCATGAAGCAATCTGCTGTTATGCTTGGAGCTAATCCAAATCTAGATATGAATGGGATTTTTAATGATCTCATTGAAAAAGTTAATAAAATGAAACAAGAACTAGAGGCTCAGGGGGGTTGACGTGCCCTTGAGCCTGTGCTATAATGACTAGGTGATCACACGTCACACAAGCCAAATCCAATTTATCCGAGGATATCTGTATGTCTTTCGCTGATCTTAAGCGTAAATCTCAATCTAATTTTGAGTTCCTTCAGAAAGAACTTGAAAAATCTAATACTCAAGGAGGCGCTGACACTCGCCTTTGGAAACCAGAACTAGACTCCGCTGGCAATGGTTATGCTGTCATTCGTTTCCTCCCTGCTCCCGAAGGGGAAACCGTTCCTTGGGCAAAAGTTTACAATCATGCCTTTAAAGGTGAAGGTGGCTGGTTGATTGAAAACTGCCCGACAACCAACGGAGACAAGTGCCCTGTATGTGCTGCCAACACCAAGCTTTGGAATAGCGGGCATGAGTCTGATAAAGAAGTTGCTCGTCAACGTAAGCGTAAACTGTCTTACTACAGCAACATCTATGTTGTGAATGATCCCAAGAACCCTGACAACAACGGTAAGGTGTTCCTGTTCAAGTACGGTAAGAAGATTCATGATAAGATTCTTGCTGCCATGCAGCCAGAATTCCAGGATGAAACTCCTATCCATGTGTTTGATTTCTGGGAAGGTGCTAACTTCAAGATCAAGATCCGTACCATCGGTGGTTACTGGAACTACGATGCTTCTGAGTTCGCTGCTCCTGCTGCTCTCAGCAATGATGATGAAGAGCTTGAAACCATTTGGAAGCAAGCTTACAGCCTTGAAGCATTTGTTTCTCCTGACCAGTTCAAGACTTATGAAGAGCTTGAGACTCGTATGGGTGGTGCTCTTGGAACTGCTCCTTCTCCTTCCGTTTCTCGTGCTCAGTATGATGAAGAAGAAGAGCCCGCTCCTGTAGCTCAGACTTTCTCTTCTACTCCTACTACTACGTCTTCTAGTTCATTCTCCGAAGATGAAGATGATGCTCTGAGTTACTTTGCTCGACTGGCTGAAGAAGATTGATTTATCAGGGAGGCATAGCCTCCCTTTTTTTTATCGGTTAGAAATTTTCAGTCTATTTGAAATATAGTTATTTGATTTCTTGTATAGGTTTGCTTTTTTAAATTCACTTACAAAAGCATCAAGATATCTTGGCTTTAGTAAATAAATTTCTCTCTTTTGTTCATTCAATTCTTCTTCATATTCATAAACAAATACTGGATATGATAGTTGTTCACCACTAATTTCTACTGTGGTAATGCCATTGTAATATTTAATGCCACTCTCAATCTTCCTTGTCCAGTTTGATCCATTATATTTCCACAAAACACCACCTATCAAATAAGAATCTTCACTTAAAGAAACTACTTCGTAACCTAATGGATTAACTTTTTGATATGATCCTTTGAATTCTATGCTACGAATACCATAATGATCATTGCCAGGACCACTGCTATTGATTTGGTATAATCTAAAGAAAGTATTATTTTGCTTTGCTTCTTCAGGTAAATCAATTGTGTATGTATTAAATTCATCACCAGCGTTGGATCCTTCTGAAGTTGTCGGAACAATAACACCGATGTTAATCCATTCATCTGGATCTGTGCCACCAACTTGATATTGTAACCTCAATTCTTCTTGACCAGCAATGTCAGGAACTTCGCCGCCGTTATTATCATTACCTCTAATAACTAATCCTTCAACTCGTTCAAAATTTGTAGCATCAACTGCTTTTAATGTAGCCCATCTAACGCCACCTTTAATGTCTCCAAATTTTAAATGGGATCCTACAGCAAATCCGCCTATACTACCTACTCCAGTACCATTAGGAGCAATGTAAGTGCCATTGAATTCTTGGAGGTTTGTAATTATTCTGGTATCAATTACTTTATTAATGGGAATAGTTTCTACAGTTGGTTCTACTTGAGGCAAAGTATCTACGACAAATCTTTCATCTGAATTATAAAAATATTGGTCAACTATAGTACCGCCCTTAACTATAACTCTACCAAATTTTTCTATTTGCTCTTCGTTACTAATAACTTTATAATGTTTGATGGTTGAATATGGATCAGCATATTCTTTTTCTAAAAATTTTCTCAATTCTTCATTAGTCAGCGGCATATCAAATAGAGGGTTGATCATATTGTTAGTTAAAGCAACTACCCAATCATAAAAAGCATTGCCGTATGCCTTTTCAGCAATCGTATCTAAACGTTCTCCATCTTCGATGGCATATCTTTTAAAATATACAGAATATGAAAACACGTCTTCACTGACTTTAAATCTTCTGAAGAAATTTTTGGCAGTTACATAATCAGATTCTGAGAATGGATACTTAATTGGTTTAGTATCATATTTTATGTCTGGTACTAGTGAGAAATACATTTAGATACCTCCTCCATCTATTTCTACTTCGTCGGCAAATATTAGCTTTGATTCTAGGAATGATACAGTTAATTCTGTAGAAACTGGAGCACCGTCATTGAATGTGGCGTAAGAACCATCTGCTGTGTAATTAATATTTACATCAGTGATACCACACAATTTAAATTTTGGTAAATATGGGTGAGCACCATTACCTTTCATAAAACTTACTTGACATAAAGGTGGTACAGTAATTAAATTACCAGCTGATTCAGAACCAAATGAAACTGCTTGACCACCAAATGTAGGCAAAATTGCTTTTTTAAATGTATTACATATCTTTCTTATTTGAGTGGTTTCGTTACCACTTCTTGGAGACATTTTAAAACGTAAAGAAAAATTTCTTAGCTTAGGAGCTTCGTAAAGCATCTCTACGTTGGGGTTTAATATTGTTCCAGTGATTGCTCCTAGTGCTTGATTGGCACTAATGTTGGCACCAGCGGCAGCATTAATTCCTTCAACTATTTTTTGAAAAGTTGCTGCCTTCAACACTCCAGGAATAGCTTCACCTCCTGCTTGTAATTTTTGAATCAAGTCCTGACCACCTCCAGCAGATCCAGCAAGGTTCATTAATCCAGCGGCAGCAGCACCAAATCCAGCACCATTCCATCCAGCTCCAAATTGAGCTTGAATATCTTCTGGCATATACAATACAATAGAATCTAAGTCAGCAGGATTTGAATAAGATCTGTCGTTAGAAGAAGCGTAATTTCCATAAGAAGAACTTGTTCCTCCTCCTGTTGTAGAAGCTGAATTAGGAGCACTAATTGTTCCGCCAAATGGAGGAGTATACTTATAAAATGTAAACAATACATAATCACTTGATTCATCAAGGATGCCAGGATCTGATGGATACCTTAATGAAGATGATGAAGCACTGCCAGTTTGTATATTTAATTTAATTGACTCTGTTGGAGTTTCTGTAATTTGTTCTTTAATTTCTGTTGTCGTTGTTGGTTGATTGGCAACTGGTTTTCCTGTAGATGGATCAACTAAAGTTCCTGCTGTATAAGGTATTAAAGAAACATTTACTGGTTTTCCATTTTTTAAACCTCCAATATTACCTTTTGGTTTAAACCCAGTGCCATCATCATAGTAAAGAATATTTTTACTATCAATGTAATATTGAGCTTTTGCCATTACTTAACCCTCTCTATATCTTTCCTGTTAGATCCTTTTATAATTCTTGTGCCTTTAATTCTGTCGGTCCAGTATTGGTTAATCTCTTCCCAAACATACTCTTTGGGATATTCAATTTTACCGTCACCTTTCATTAACACAAAATCTTCTACAGGAAGAGCAGAAGCAGTCACCCATTCTTGTTTGGCTAAATCCAAGAACAAACTTTTACACCTTTTATAAAGATATTTATGAATAATTGCTTTAGGTATATCAATATGTCCTTCAGATAATTTATTGATTACTATTAATCTTTTCTTTGGTTCTAAGTAATGTAAGTTGGCTCCGTAAAAAGCTCCACCTTCGGTCTTTAAGATATAAACCAAGGGATATTTGTCGTAGTATAATAGGTCTTCTGTTTCTGCTTTGTATTCAAAAAAGCATAGGTGTCCAGGAAAAATTACACGACGGTTTATATTTTTATCTTGATTAACTAAAGTTCCAATAGAATCAAACTTCTCTTGCTCGTTCATCCGAGAAGGTTCTTTTTGTATTGATACTGCTAATGATTTTAATTCAGAACGATACCAAAGTAAACTCTTACTTTCTCCTTTTGTTTCTTGTTTTATCTTTTCAAAAATAGTTTTGTAACCTTCTTTCTTTCCTGATTGTTTAAATCCTTCTGTCTCGCTTACTATCTTTGCTAACTCTGTCATATCTTTATATGATGAGTAGCGTTTCACTCCATACTTAGAAGCAAGAGCACGAATTTGATCTCTGGTATATTCGTCTAAAGATTTTAATTCATGTCCAGTAAGATGAATCCAACGATCAATATTATTTTTGGCGTATGGTTTTGGTTTTAGATTGTTCTTTGCTGCCATGTTATACTCCTAGGTGATCTTCTGTTAGGATTAAAAATTTCATCTGCCTATCTTCACAGAAGTCTTCAGCAGCAGACCACTTGGCACGGTTTTTCATATAGGTAAGAACTTCACGCTTCCAAGCAGCGGTTTTTCTTTTTGGTTTTTCTGTGGGACCAATAACTTGTTTCTTTGGTTTTACTTCTATTAGATATTTTTTAACAGCACCTTGCCTGTCCTTTACTTTAATATAAAAGTCAGGATAATATCTATGAACTCTACCATCAGTAGGACAACGGTAGGGGATAATAACTTCTTCACTTCCCCACTCAACAATGCTATCATTGTTATCACAAAATACCATGAACTTTCGTTCCCACATAGAACGGTAAATAATTCTTGTAGGGTTTCCTCTGTATTTTTTAGGGTTGGCTGGTTTATAGATTCCTGAATAAGCCATAAATACATATATCCCTCCGAGTATATTTAGAGTGGCATCAGTAGGATCAATAGACAAATTTATTCAGGCTATTGCTGCCAATGGCGGCATGTCAATGTCTAATGGTTATGATGTTCAGTTTGATATGACTGGTCTTGAAGTTGTTAATGTTTTAAAAGAATTTGATTTAGACCCAACAAAAGAAACAAATGATTCTGGGCAGCCAGGTTCATTAATTAATATGTTTTGTGATGAAGCTTTATTGCCTAACGTTACTTCTGCCACAGGACAATTAAACAATCGTTATCAAGGAGAAGGAACTGTACATTATCCACACACTAGATTGGTTAGTGATTTTTCATTAACATGGATGTGTGATGCTAATATGGCTCCATACAAATTTGTTACTGCTTGGCATGATTATATTTTTACTGACACAACTTTTGATGAAAGTCCAGACTCTTTGAAAGAATTTAAAAATATTACTAACAGGGGTGGCATTAATAGAATTAATAGATTAAAGTATCCAAATCAATATCAGGCTAAATTAAGAATAGCTAAAACTGAAAGAGGAGTTAATGCTCCAAATAGTAGAGTACCTGTTGTAGTATTATTTGAAGGGGTTTATCCGTATACAATTGATGCTGTTCCATTATCCTATGGATCTTCACAAATTACTAGAGTGACAGCAAGTTTTTATTACACACGACACACTAACTTCTTTGCTGATGTTCGTAATTTCAAGGGATAAATAATTTAAAGATTTGAATTAAGATTAATGGCGTTACCAAAAATTGGATATCCTACATTTGAAACTGAATTGCCTTCAACTGGAAAACCTATTAAGTATAGACCTTTTGTAGTAAAAGAAGAAAAGGTTTTACTCTTAGCATTAGAATCTGAAGACGAAAAACAAATCACATCTGCTGTAAAAGATCTTATTAAAAATTGTGTCTTGACTAGGATTAAAGTTGAAGATCTTCCTAGTTTTGATTTAGAATATTTATTTTTAAGGATTCGTGCTGTATCGGTCAGTGATGAAATTAAAATGACTGTGACTTGTAGAGATGACGGTCAAACTCAAGTAGAAAAAATTATTGACATCAACAGTATCAAAGTTATTAAACCAGAAGGACATACAAATAAGATCATGCTTTCTGATGATACTGGTGTAGTAATGAAGTATCCTGGAATGCAAAGATTTATTGAATCAGAATTTTTAAATAAAGATATTAAAACAGAAGAAGTATTTAATTTTATTGCTGAATCAATTGATCAAATTTTTGACGGAGAAGATGTTTATGATTCTTCTACTACGTCAAAGAAAGAAATGGTAGAATGGGTGGAAACTTTAACTACTAAACAGTTTGAAAAGGTTCAAAAATTTTATGAGACTATGCCAAAACTTTCTCATACTTTTACTGTAAAGAATCCCAAGACAGGAGTTGAATCTGACTATACAATTGAGGGTCTACAGAATTTTTTCGTATAGCACTCTTCCAAAATAGTTTGGAAGGGTATTATAAAACTAACTTTGCTTTAATGCAGTATCATAAATATTCTTTAGCAGAAATTGAAAGTTTAATGCCTTGGGAAAGGGAAGTTTATTCCGCTTTGTTAATTCAATATATCAAAGAACAAGAAGCAAAACGAGAAGCTAATAAATGATACCAGCAAAGGCTATAAAGAAAGTTAAGAATGAGATCCATCTAGAAATTGCTGCTGGATCTCTTATAGCCTATGGTATATTTCCACAAACAAGAGAAGGGATACAGAAAGCA